TCCTAAATGTGTCCCATTAGCTAAAGCTAGAAGAATGACAGAGGGTCAGAGACGATCCGCTGTATCTAGAAAAAGATCTAAAGCACAAGGTGTTGGTGGTAAACCAACTAACGTAAAAACATTTGCTAAAGCTGCAGGAGGTGGCATGGCTGTGAGAGGAATGAGATTTATTGGTGTTAGATGACCAAGAAAAGAGATCCCAAAAAAGGCACAGGAAAGAAACCAAAAGGCAGTGGAAGAAGACTCTACACGGATGAAAATCCAAAAGATACAGTATCTATTAAATTCGCTACGCCCACAGATGCGAGAGCAACAGTCGCAAAGGTTAAAAAAGTTAATAAACCTTTTGCTAGAAAAATACAAATTCTTACAGTCGGTGAACAAAGAGCTAAAGTGATGGGTAAATCACAAGTGGCTAGTATTTTTAGAAAGGGTAAAGATGCAATTAGAAAGACAAATAAAAAAAGACGTACGTAAGTGGTCTGAACATTTTTTAGAAATACCTAATAAACATTTAGGTGGTTTTCCTGCATGTCCTTTTGCAAAGAAAACTTGGAAGGATAAAAAGGTTTTAATAAAAACTAAGATAAAAAATAAGTGGTATAAAACACAGTTAAACGCTTATTTGTCTAAAATAAATTTTGACCGACATGAGATATTGATATTTTGCGATCCATACTTTAATTATTCTTTAGAACAATTTCAGGATATGATAGATGCATACAATAATTGGTACAATAAAAAGGATATATTTTTTATGGGTTTTCATCCCCTCAACCCAGCAAATGAGGAGGAGCAAGAATTTCTCGTCTCTCCAAATGGGGATACCCCTACTGTAGAAAGCAATCTTATGTATTCTATGATGTTAATACAAAAGTTCTCGCAATTACAGGAAGCTTCTGATAAATTGCATAAAGTTGGTTACTATAAGTTGTGGCCGACCGAGTACTATCAAGACGTTGTAGTATCTCGAGCAAAAACCTATAGACGAATATTCGGAGGTCGACATGATGGGTAAAAAGAAACAAGCAATGAAACGTGGCGGTATCATGATGATGGGCGGCGGAATGGCTGGCAAAAAAAAGCAAGCAATGAAACGTGGCGGTAAAGTCATGAAAGGCAAAAAGAAAAAAGTAATGAAGAAGAAAAAAGGCAAGAAAAAATAAATGCCAACTTATTCTTCAACAGCAAATTTTGATTTGTCAATTGATGACATAGCAGAAGAAGCTTATGAACGATGCGGTCTTCAAATACGTAGTGGATACGATATAAAGACCGCAAGACGTTCACTTAATCTTATGTTAGCGGAATGGGCTAACAGAGGATTAAATCTTTGGACAATACAATTACAAGAAAAAACTATTACTCAAGGAACAACAAATTTAACTGGATTGAATTTATTTGGTTCTGGTGCAGATGCAGCACAACAAATAGTTGATATTACAGATTTAGTTATCTCAGATAGTAGTAATAATGATTTTTCTGCGCAGTCAATTAGTAGATCAACTTATTTAAATATATCTGTTAAAACGACCAGCGGAAGACCAACTCAATACTATTTTGAACGTACGATAAACCCACGACTATATCTATATCCTGCAGCCGATACAACGTACACTCTAAAATATTACGCTCTTCTTCGTATGAAGGATGCGGGCGATTACACAAATAATGCTGAGATTCCATTTCGATTTCTTCCATGTTTAACTGCTGGACTAGCTTATTACATAGCTATGAAAAGAACTCCAGACAGAATTCAATTATTAAAGCAAGTTTATGAAGATGAGTTCCAAAGAGCTGCAGATCAGGATGGCGAAAGAACAAGTCTATTTTTAACACCAAAAAATTATTTACCAGGAGTATAAATGCCTAGATACTCCTCTGGTAAATTTGCAAAAAGAATATCAGATAGATCTGGTATGGCTTTTCCATACAATGAAATGGTTCAAGAATGGAACGGTTCATGGGTTCACATTAGTGAGTTTGAAGCAAAGCACCCACAGCTGGAGCCACTTAGAGTAGTTTCAGATCCTGAGTCATTGCAATATGCTAGAAGACAAGTGGTAAACGCAATTGTTCCATTAGATAACAATCTTTATGCTAGAAATATATTTGGTGTTAAAACACAAACCGTAAGTCAGTTTAATCCAATACCTGCACCAGGTGCTTTTGAAAATGTGATAGTTCCTACAATGCTACCATTAGATAACACCGATGATCAAAATAAAGACATAGAAATTAAATCATTTTTAGGTAAAGTAGAGGTGGTAATATCATGACAACATACTCAGAATTAGTAACACAAATAAGAGATTACACTGAGACTGATAGCACAGTTTTAACAGATATTATTGTTAATGATTTCATAGAACATGCTGAAAAAAGAATATTTAGAGATGTCGATTTAGACATTTATAGATCCTATCAATATGCAACTCTAACACAAGGCGTTCCTTTCGTGTCACTTCCTGGTGCAAATCTAGGACAATTGGCTTTTATTAGATCAGCTCAGATATATGACTCTGCTAATCCCGTTCGATATTATTTATACCAAAAAGATATAACTTACATGAATGAATACTGGCCAAATCGTAATACGGAGTCACAACCAAAATTTTATGCAATGTGGGATCAAGACACAATATACCTTGCGCCTACACCAAATTCTGCATATAATATAGAATTAGCTTTGAACAAGCAAGAAACAGGGTTGTCATCATCTAATACAGAAACTTGGGTGAGTACAAACGCCCCTAAAGTCTTACTTTATGCTGCACTATGTGAAGCATTTAGGTTCTTAAAGGGTCCTGACAACATGCTTCAATACTATGAGCAAGGCTACAAACAAGCATTACAAGGCTTGCAACTTGAACAACAAGGTAGAAGAAGACGAGATGAATACTATGATGGTGTTATTCGTTTTCCTCTAGAATCGAAACAACCATAAAGGAGATATAAAATGGCAATATCATCAGCAATATGCAACACCTTTAAAGGGGAACTTTTAGAAGGTAAGCATAACTTTTCGTCTGGTAGTGGTCATACATTCAAGATAGCTTTGTTCACTTCATCAGCTTCCTTGGGTGCATCAACTACTGATTATAGTACATCAAATGAAATAACTAATACTTCAGGATCTGCGTATAC